AGAACTCCAAAGCTGACGAGCATTAGCTCAGACAGGAGTAACTATAGACACCCCTGCTTATCTAAGTGGAACTGAGAGTTTATCAGGATTTTTCTATGAGGTAAACTTTGAACGATATGAGCAAAATATTCCAAAGATCAAACAGACCTTTACGAATATTGAGAGATTTGTCTATCTAGCAGGATCTCCAAACTTTATTGTCTTTGAAAATGGGAAAATCGCAGTAAGGCTGAAAAAAGCAGGGGGCATCGACCCTACAACGGGTCATGCCGTCCCATCTGTGGTTATCGGTTACTCCGAACAACGCGCCTGTCAAATCGTAGCAATAACGCAAAACAAGCAAGCCAGACACGAAGGGGAAACTATCGAAACGGCAAGTTATAACGTCTTTCTTGATAGTAAACCATTGGAAGGTGAGCAAGTGCGTCTTTGGGACGAAGCAGGGCGCGTTATAGGGGATTTTGCCGTTCAACGGCAAGAGGAACTAAAAGCCGTAAGGCAATGGAGATTATACATTCAAAATCCAAGGATACATGGCGATAGTAGACAATACCGACTATAACGCCTTGATAGTAGAAATGCAAGAGAGAGCGGAGAGAATAAACCGAGCTATTATACGGACATTTCAGTATATAGCAGAGGTTCTAGTTCGAGAAGCACGTATGAAGGGCGATTATATCGACCAAACAGGCAATCTCCGCTCATCAATAGGAGCTATAATTTTACTAGATGGGCAAATCGTCAGTCGTTCTGGTTTTGAAGTTGTAAAGGGAGGTTCTTCTGGAGCAAACGAAGGACTAACTTATGCACAACAAATCGCAGCGGCATATCCAAGAGGAGTTGCCCTCGTGGTGGTAGCTGGTAAGGATTACGCAGCCCACGTGGCAGCAAGGGGGCGCGACGTCTTAAGCAGCGCAGTATTGAAAGCAGAGGACATTGTACCAAGGATGATGAGACAACTAAACCTAAACTAACATGGCGAAGACGGCAAAAGAGGTGCTAAACGAATTGAGAGAGCTAGTACTTAATAGTTCACTAGCGCAAACTCTTTCGGGGAAAGTCTATATGCAAGGGCAAAGACCGCGAGACAGCGTGAAAGAAGATATTATCCTCATCTTCACAGCTGGAACAGCCGAGCAAATCCAATCTGGCTTTGTTACTCTTAATATCTACGTTCCTGACATCGATATATACCAAGACGGAACAACGACAGAGAACAACGGCAGGACACAAGAAATAGAAAGGGCAGCGCAATCGTGGGTCGAAGGACTTACAGCAGCGCGCAACAACTATATCTGGGACTTAAACGGCATAATTACCTCGTATCCCGACGAGAATTTGAAGCAACATTTTGTTTCTATTCGCCTACATTTTCGATATTTCGGAAGTGATTTATAAACATCAAAAACTCAAAAGATATGGCAACATTGAACTGGGGTAAAATGAAGCTCGAAACCAAGCCTTCAGAAGGTGGTGAACCTAAAGAAACAGAGGCGTGGAAGAAAATCGACACTCCCAAGAACGGCACAACAAAAATCGAAACAACGGAAGGTAACGTAACAGAAGCCCTCGAAGAGGGGGGAGGTGTCGTTGATAGTCGCACAGAACAAAGCAAGTACAAACTAGAATTTGACTTGTTCGTAAAGAAAGACACCGACCCTCCCTTTGCAGACGTAGACGGAGTCATTCAAGGTGAACATGCATTCCGTCTTATTCCAGAAGACCCAACCGCAAAGGGGTATCTCGTTGACCGCGCGCAAGTATCGGTGACGGAAAGCTTTACCTCTGCTGAAGGAGGTTTGCTGCACTACGTTGTAAAAGTACTAAAGCCTAAAACTGGGGAATACCTCAAGACGCAGGTGATTAGTGTATAAAACAAAGGGGGCAACCGTTGAAGAAAGGAGGCGGCTGCACCCCCCATTTTTATAAAAGCAGGAAATGGAAAAAAATGAAACGTTAGAATCAAAGGTCGCAAATGTACTTCTGCAAAAAGAAACAGAGATACAAATTGGCAAGAAGACATACAAAGCAGCTCCTCCAACATTGGCTACGCTGATAGCCGTATCTGAATTGATTTCAAAACTTCCTCACTATCATATTGACGGAGAAAACGTTGTAGCAGAGTCCCTACATATTGCGAAAGACTGCAAAGTAATTGGAGACATCATTGCAGTTCTAATTCTAGGAGCAAAACCACCCACACCACGTACATTTTTATCGCGCTGGCTCAGAAGTGAAAAGCAAGACCAACAAAGGCTTGCAACGGAAATTTTGCACGAACTATCGCCAACGCAGCTGCATAGCACGATGGCAGCATTGCTCAATTCGCTAAACATTGCCGATTTTTTCGCTCTTACCACTTTCCTCCTCGACATCAATCTGACGAAGAAGAAAGTGGACGCGACAGAAACGACAGCCCTTGGGCATTAGTCGCTGGGATGGTGAAGGGATTTGGACTACCTGTGGAGCAAGTGCTTTATGAACTAAGCTACGCCAACATCGTTTTGCTCTCCGCCACGCTCCCCGACTATAAAGCCAAAACGAAAGAGGAAGACACCGAAATCCTCGACATGAGCAACCCCGAACACCAAACGCGCATCGACAAAATGCTAGGTATCACCCACTAAAACTCACTTTCACACCACAACACACCCTCACACCATGGAAGAAGGCAAACTTAACTACAAAGTGATTCTCGACAACTCGGCTCTACAAGCGCAGGCGGAAGAGAGCCGCGACATCTTGCGTGGCATTGGCAGAACTGCCACCCAAGAAGGCGACCTCATGGAGGGGGCAATGAAGAAGATAGGGGCTGCCATGGCGGGTGCATTCGCCGTGGGGCAGCTCAAAGACTTTGCCCTCAAGGTTGCCACCGTGCGCGGTGAGTTTCAACAGCTAGAGATTGCCTTCTCCACTATGCTTGGCAACAAGCAGCAGGCAGACGCACTCATGCAGCAGCTCATAGACACCGCTGCCACCACTCCCTTTGGTATGAACGACATAGCCAACTCTGCCAAACAGCTCTTGGCTTATGGCGCAGAAGCCGATAAGGTGAACGAGACCCTCGTCCGTCTGGGCGACATTGCAGCAGGGCTCTCCATCCCCATCAACGACCTAGCCTATCTCTACGGCACTACGATGGTGCAAGGACGCTTGTACACGCAAGACCTCAACCAGTTTCTCAATCGCGGCATCCCCCTCGTAGACGAACTTGCCAAACAGTTTGGCGTGACCAAGGGCGAGGTGAAGCAGCTCGTGGAGCAGGGCAAGGTGGGATTTCCCGAAGTGGAAAAGGCGATAGTAGCGATGACGAGCGAGGGCAGCAAGTTTGGCGGACTGATGGAAGCGCAGAGCAAGAGCATCACGGGGCAAATCTCCAACTTGGAAGATGCCGTGGAGCAAATGATTAACGAAGTGGGGAAAAGCTCGGAGGGGGTCATCGGGGGCATCTTGGGCGCGGCATCAAGCATCGTAGACCACTGGAAGCAGATAGGCATTGTGGTGGGTGGCACCATAGCCACTTGGGGGGCATACAAGGCAGCGGTGCTAGCCGTGGGGGTGGCCACCAAGATTAGTGCCGCCATCCAGGAGTCGGCAGCCTATCAGCAGCGACTTGCAGCCATGCAGGGCATAGCACTGAGCGAAGCGCAGGCAGTGGCAGCAGCCAACACCAATTTGCTGAGCGTGGCTATGAACGGACTGAAAACGGCCATTTTGTCGAACCCCATCGGGTTAATAGTGGGGGTGATAGGGGCAGCGGTGACGGCACTCACGCTCTTCAATAGCGGCATGGAGGAGACCACCGAGTTATCCGCACGCTTTGGCAAGAAGGCGGCAGACGCTGTGGAGGAGGTGGAATTTCTCAGCACAGCCCTCAAGGGACTAGACGACAGTTCTACGACCTACAAGAAGACGCTGGGCGAACTCAACACCATCCTCGAGGAATACGGTCTTGCCAAACTGCAAGAGGGGGCGAGCATCGACGAGGTGAACAAGAAGCGCGAGCAAGCCATTGAGCTAATAAAGCAAGAGGGCATCGAGCAGCAGCGACTCAATGGCATCCAGACCGCCCACGACCCCTTCTCCCACACAGCGAAGCACGCCC